TATTAAGACTGATGAGTTAATGAAGAAGGGTCATCTGGCAACATTAGATATAAACGTGCTTCTATTGAAACACTCACCGAATAAATTTGAAACATTTGAGGATGAAGTGCAGTATATCATCGGTCACGAAAAGAGAAATCGTTTCATTCGTAACCTTGCATTAGATCTAAAAGGCAATACTCTCATACTTTTTGCCAGAGTTGAAGCACACGGACAACCATTATATGAGATGATAAATAATAAAAAGATTGATAATCGTAATGTCTTTTTTATTCATGGTGGAGTGGACACCGAAGACCGAGAAAAGGTTCGAGCAATCACTGAGAAGGAGAGTGATGCTATTATCGTTGCCTCGTACGGCACCTTTTCTACCGGCATTAACATCAAAAATTTACATAATATAATCTTTGCATCACCTTCTAAATCAAGAATTCGCAATTTGCAATCAATTGGAAGAGTCCTTCGAAAGGGTGATAAAAAAGTTAAAGCAACTCTATATGATATTGCTGATGACATTAGATATAAAAGTCGAAAAAACTACACACTGAATCACTTAATTGAAAGAATTAAGATTTATAACGAAGAAAATTTTAACTATGATATAATAAACGTACCAATCAAAGACTAATGGAAGAGGAATTTTACAGCATTATCAAACTGGTATCAGGCGAAGAAATCTTTGCCTTGGTCTCTGTGGATGAGAATGATGAGAATCCAATTCTTGTATTACAAAATCCTGTTGTAATTTCAACTGTGAATACACCTGGTGGAAGCATGATCAAAGTAAAACCTTGGTTGAACTTAACTGAAGAATCCATGTTTATGATTCGACTTGATAAAGTGATCACAATGATTGAAGCAAAAGATCAAAAGTTAATTGATGTATATAATAATTATAATGAAGATATTGATGAAGATGAATCCTTAGGTGGATCTGTGATGCCTACTCCAAAGATGGGATATCTATCTTCTGTGAAGAATGCCCGTAAAGATCTTGAAGATCTCTTTAAGAAAGACATAAAAGATACTTAATATTTCCTTCCAAACCTTACAAAGGTTATTGTACACAAAAACACACACCTTGTCAAGCCTTTGATAATATGCTATACTAAATTTAATTCTAAGAGAGTGTAATCCAGTTATGCCAAAGAAAAGAACTGAACACTATGTAAACAACAAACAACTTTTAGAGGCACTTATTGTTTATCGTTCTTATGTTCAAAAGGCAAAAGACGTATACATTAAAAAGTATGGGGAAGAACCACCAAAAGGTCCGTGGGAAGGTAAACCACCAATTCCAAATTACTTAGGTGAGTGTTTCCTTAAAATTGCTACACATTTATCATACAAACCAAACTTTGTAAACTATATGTTCCGTGAGGACATGATATCAGATGGTATTGAGAACTGCGTTCAATACATTCATAACTTCGATCCTGAGAAATCAAAGAATCCTTTTGCTTACTTCACACAGATTATACATTATGCATTTTTAAGAAGGATTCAAAAAGAGAAAAAACAATTAGATATTAAAACAAAGATTATTGAGAAGACTGGATTTGATGAAGTAATGGCAGTTGATGATAATGCAATGTCAGGAGAGAACAGTCAGTATAATCAAATTAAAGATTCAATTCAGTACAGAGGTAACCGATAGAATGCGTGTTGCCATCATCACAGATACACACTACGGTGCAAGAAAAGGTGCAAAGGGTTTGCATGATTACTTTCGCTTGTTTTATGATAACGTATTCTTTCCTACATTAGAGAAAGAGGGAATTGATACTATCATTCATATGGGAGATGTGTTTGATAGTCGTAAGTCAATTGATTATCAAAGTTTAGAATGGTCAAGGGAAGTTGTCTTTGAACCGATGAAGAAGTATAAAGTATATGCAATCGTTGGTAATCATGATTGTTACTACAAGAATACAAACTTTATTAATTCACCAGAATTACTTCTTCAAAATTATTCAAATATTAAAACCTATAGTTCGATAGATACTATCAATATTGATGGATTAGATATATTATTTGTACCTTGGATATGTAGTGAGAACTATCAAGAGTCTCTGAATGCCATTAAAGCGAGCCAGGCAAGGATTGCGATGGGTCACTTAGAGTTGAATGGTTTCCGTGCTCATCGTGGTCACGTAATGGAAGACGGTATGGATACGAAGGTCTTTAATAAGTTTGAAAAAGTATTCTCTGGACATTATCATACAAGATCTGATGATGGAAAAATATATTACTTGGGTAATCCATATGAGATGTATTGGAATGATGTAAATGATAAGAGAGGATTCCACATCTTTGATACGGAAACTCTTACTCATAAGTCAATTAACAATCCTTATAAATTATTTTATAACATATATTATGAAGATACCAATTATAAACTGTTTAATGCGACTGAATATCAGAATAAAATTGTAAAGGTCATTGTCCGTCAGAAGACAAGTCCGAAAGAATTTGAGAAATTTATTGACAAACTTTATGGAGCAGGTGTACAAGATCTAAAAATTGTTGAAAACTTTGAGTTGAGCACGAATGAAAACTTTGATGTTGATGAGGATGAAAATACTCTTTCAATATTGAATCGTTACATTGATGAATCAGAATTTGATATTGACAAAGGTATCATTAAGAATATATTCAAAGACTTATACAGACAATCTTGCGAGGTAGAGTAATGTTTATTCTTACATTAAAAGATAAAAAGGAACAGGGTGCATACGCTGTGCAAGATGGTTATGGCAATCATGTGTTGTTTTTATTTGAAGAAGAAGACGATGCAGAAAGATATGCTATGATGTTACATGAACAAGATGATAAAGAAATGGATTTAGTTGAAGTTGAAGATGAACTTGCACTTCGGACGTGTAAGATGTATAATTATAAGTATTCGATAATTACTCCGAATGATATTGTGATACCACCTAAATAATGATCATTTTTAAAAAAATAAGATATAAGAATTTTTTAAGCACAGGCAATCATTTTAACGAGATAGATTTTCAACAAAACCACACAAACCTAATTATAGGGACAAATGGTGCTGGTAAGTCTACGATGTTAGATGCTCTGACATTTGGATTGTTTAATAAATCCTTTCGTCAAATTAAAAAAGCACAACTCATCAATGCTACAAATGAAAAGGACTGTGTTGTTGAGGTTGAGTTTTCTGTCAATAGTCGTGACTACTTAGTTCGTAGAGGAATCAAACCAAATTTATTTGATATTGAAGTAAATGGTAATCCATTACATAAAGAGTCTGATGATCGTGCAAATCAAAGAATTTTAGAAGAGAGTATTTTAAAAGTAAATTATAAGTCATTTACACAAATCGTCATACTGGGAAGTAGTACATTTGTTCCATTCATGCAATTATCTACAACGAATCGTAGAGATGTGATTGAGGATCTATTGGATATACGGATATTCTCCGTGATGAATAATTTGATTAAAGATAATATTCGCACAAAGAAAGAACAAATTAAATCGTTGGATTTGAAGAAAGAGAATCTTAAAGACAAGATTGAACTGCAAAATAATTTAATTCAGAAACTTTCTGATCAGGGAAAGGAAAAAATTAAATCAAATCATGATAAGATAAATGAATTGTTATCTGAGTCAGATAATTGTGTGTCTGCGAATGAAGATTTAGAACTTGAGGTAACTGGTCTTATAGAGGATCAGGAAAAATTTGTAGGTGCTGACAAAAAACTGTCCAAACTGAACAATTTTAAAGGACAAATTTCAAATAAAGTATCTACCATTACAAAAGAACATAAGTTTTTCACAGATAATACGGTTTGTCCTACCTGTACACAACCGATAGAAGAATCATTTCGGTTAAATAAAATTGCTGACGTTCAAACTAAAGCGAGGGAACTTAAAAAAGGTTTCAATGACCTTGAAGAATCCATCAAGACCGAACAAGACCGAGAACGTCAATTCAAAAAACTATCAAAGGAGATTACGAAACTCAACCATGACATTTCTCAAAACAATACTCACATCTCTCTCAACCAGAGACAGATCAGAGATCTTGAATCAGAAATTCAAACTATTACCAAACAATTTAAAGACAGAAATATTGAGAATGAGAAATTAGAAGAGTTTAAAGATAGTCTAAACACCACCATTGATGAGTTATCGGTCAAGAGGCAAGACATTTATCATTATGACTTTGCATATTCACTTTTGAAAGACGATGGTGTTAAGACTAAAATAATCAAAAAATACCTTCCATACATCAATGCACAAGTCAATCGTTACTTGCAGATGATGGATTTCTATATCAACTTTACTCTTGATGAAGAGTTTAGTGAAACAGTTAAATCTCCAATACACGAAGATTTTTCATATTCATCTTTTAGTGAAGGTGAGAAGATGCGTATTGATTTGGCATTGTTGTTTACTTGGAGAGAAGTTGCCAGAGTCAAGAACTCTGTGAATACTAATCTCTTAATTATGGACGAAGTATTTGATTCATCTCTTGATGGTTTTGGAACTGATGAGTTTCTAAAGATTATCAAGTTTGTTATTCGTGATGCTAATATATTTGTTATTTCACATAAGTCTGACTTACATGATAAGTTTGACAGTGTGATTAAGTTTGATAAATTGAGAGGGTTCTCATCAATCGTCTCACAAGAATCCAGAAAAAATTAAAAGAGGTAAAATGATTCCATTATTATTAACAGCATCAAGTTTTCTTAACTTTGTATTCTACATCTATGCAATTGGTTTTGTTGTTGCATTAGGTTTAGAGCAGATAGTATTAAGAGGTGACAATGAAAGGAACATTTATATAGTGCAATCAAATAGAAGATACTTATGGAGACAAACTTGGGTAGTTAATATTAATTGGTTCTTATGTAATGTAGGTTTGTATTTTTTCTCAAAAAATATGCAACCGATTACAGATAATTTTTGGCAAGGAGGATTATGACAACACCAAATTGGCAACATCACTCCAAGAAGGAGAAGAAACGAAAACTTAAACCACAAGCTCTACGTGCTGCAAGAGAAAGACGTAGACAGTTGATAAAGTGTCTACTTAACCGTCCCAAGGGGCGGTTTCGTCGTTATAATAAGTATATCAGATAGAAATCCAATGACAATCAAACACGAAATCAAATCACAACTTGCTAAATTACTTGCTACCGAAGACTTAGTTGTAGAGCACAAGAAAGTTGAGACAGCACAGTTCAACGTACAATCAAGAGTTTTGACACTACCAACATGGGAGAATACAACTGATGATGTGATTGATATGTTAGTGAGTCACGAAGTTGGACATGCACTCTACACACCAGACAGAGAGTGGTGGAAAGATTATCAGATGAATCCTTCAATCGTAAATATTGTTGAGGATGCTCGTATTGAGAAGTTGATGAAAAGACGTTATGAAGGTATTGCAAAAACATTTTTCAAAGGATATACAGAGTTACACAAGAAAGATTTTTTCCAAGTCAAACAAAAAGATATCTCTGAGATGAATCTTCTTGATAGAATCAATCTTCAGTTCAAGATTGGAACTCACTACAACATTCCTTTCTCAACAGATGAAATGTTCTATGTCAACAAAGTTTCTTT